GACGATGGTCAACCTATTGGTAGCTTTCTATTACTTGGACCTACGGGTACAGGTAAGACAGAGCTTGCCAAGCAATTAGCTAAACATACAGAGTCTCATTTCATGGTAATTAACATGGGTGAATATGGTGAGAAGCATTCAGCAGCGAAGCTATTTGGTGCTCCTCCAGGTTATGAAGGGCACAAAGAAGGTGGTATCTTAACAAATGAGATTACCAAGTATCCGCATACAGTCTTGCTCTTAGATGAGATTGAGAAAGCACATGAGAAAGTTCGTGAGGCTTTACTAGGAATCATCGATGGTGGTTCTATGACAGACGGTGAAGGAAATAAAGTAGATTTTAGAAATGTATTAGTCCTTATGACTTCTAATGCTGGAGCTGCAGTAGCGGCAAGAGTTAAGAAGCCTTTAGGTCTTAATTCTAAAGAAGAACAAGTAGCACATATTAAACACGAGGTTAAATCTGAGATCATTAATTCCACTTTTGCACCAGAATTTAGAAATAAGCTATCTGGTATTGTTCATTTTAACTCGTTAGATAAGTCTGTAATCGATAAGATTACCGATAAATTTATCCTTCAAAGCATTAATAAGTTGTTTATGAAGAAGAATTTTAACTTAGTAGTTACACAAGAAGTTAAAGACTTTATTAGTGCAGAAGGTTATGATCCACTTATGGGTGCTAGACCAATTGCTAGAACAGTTAAGAAGTATATTGATATGCCATTAGTTAAACCTATTCTTAAAGGTGAAATTAAAGAGTTAGATACTATTACATTTAAGATCGTTGATGGTGTTCCTAAGTATGAAGTTACAAAGCCACCTAAAGCAGAAGTTAAACCAGAAGAGGTGACAACTGGAAGTGATCAAATTTAAGCAAGATAATATACGAACTTATACAGTAACAGATACTTATAGACTTACAAGGGCATTATTTCGTACAGTAGAGAAGCTATTAGGGAAAGACTTTAGGTTTTCAATATCTGTTGGTGAATACATTGGCCAAGTTATGGAGAAAGAGGTAGATGATAGGTTACAAAGCGTCACAAATCAATAATACTAAAGCTGTAAGGTTTTCAGGTTTACTTTGTCAAACATTAAAGAGATTTAATATTATAGACTCAAAATGGGCTGGAGCTTTTAAAGAAGAGAATTATTTATTTAAAGTAGCAGTTAGGGAGATAAGAGATGCAGAGGATAAAGAGTTTGTTGTTACTACCATTAATGGTGTCGATGCTTCTAACTTCAGCTCATACCGCTGAACTTAAACAGTTAGACCTTAGATATGAAGAAGCAGTAGGAACAAATAGGAGCTTTGAATATCAAGAAAAGAAGAAGGGTGAGTTAGGATTACATTTTAATTATCAAATCTTAAAGTTTGTAGATTTAGATACTACAGTTAATTCTAAGATAGATGAGAAGCAATTTAGGTATGTAGAGCTTGAACCTATTCTTAATATTCATCTCAATAAGAGCTTTATTCTCTATGCAAAGCACCGAAGTGGTCATTGCTTAGATTGTGTCTATACTAACATTAATAGATTCCCCAATGAGAATGGTGTTGGGATTAAGTGGATATTGTTTCAAAAATAACGAACGGTATAAATAGTATAGAATAGAATCTGATTCTAATCTTAACTACTTATACAAATTACAATTGCAACCTTACAAGATTCACCATCACATGAAGTGACAGTGATTAAACCTAACGAATATGGAGTGTTTGATGAAAGTGCGCCTCGTCTCTAAGACTGAGATTGATGAAGAATATCTTCAAGAGCTAATGAAAGAAGCAACAGAAGATAATCTGGAGTTCGTAAAGAACGTTCAGAACACTGAAGGTTTAATAGCTTATATTGCAAGAGTCTCTTCCTCAGACCAAAAGAATCCTTCCTTTGCAGGACTTATTAAGTATTGCATGAGTCATGGACATTGGTCTATCTTAGAAACAGCGAACGCAGTATTTGAGATTGAGACAACAAGGGCAATTGCTCCTCAAATCTTAAGACAGAGAAGCTTCTCCTTTCAAGAGTTCTCTCAGAGATATGCGAAAGTAGACGATGATGGAATGGAGTTATTTAAAGCCAGAAGACAAGATAAAAAGAATAGACAAAACTCTGTAGATGATCTAACAGATGCGATTAAAGATGAATGGGATCAGAAGCAGAAAGAAAATTGGAATAGAGCAGTAGATGATTACAATTGGGCTCTAGATAACAACATTGCGAAAGAAACAGCACGCGCTGTACTTCCGCTGCAAGCTAAGACTAAACTATTTATGAACGGTAGCTTAAGAAGCTGGGTTCATTATGTGAATTTAAGAACTGATCCAGCAACTCAACTAGAACATAGACAGATTGCTGAAGCAGTTAAAGAGCTAATGATTAAGAAATTCCCAGTAATTGCGGAGGCAGCAGGTTGGAAACAATAACTATAGTAAACAATGAGAGTATCGAGGAAGTCAAAGAAGATCTTAAGTTCCTTAGATATGCAGCTCATGCTAACTTAGGTCATCATTTAGAGTTGAAGCACGGAACAGTTCCCAATGCTTACTCTAGAATGGATGCACTTACAGAAGTTACTTCTGCTGGTGGCGGATTCTCAATGGCATGTAACTATGTTTATAATGGACAATCTGGTTATATTACAGATGAAACACTATGTGTTTATACGATGGATTACGCAAAAATGAAAGGTATTTTAAAAGAGAGGACCAGATGATTCAAAGAATACTCAATTACTTCTTTCCTACACCTAAAACAATGCTTGATCTAGCGAAGGAAAAGATTCTTTCTCAAACTCATGCATTCAACAATGGTGATAGAACAGACTTTAATAGTGATCAATTCTTTGTTGTCGGTAGTTTGGTTCCACATAAAGCAAGCCAAACATTTAATAGTTTCAATGTTATGTTTAATCATGATGACGAAACTGTAGCTATTAAACAAGACAAGACTGTTCTTTACTTCTTTAATAACAAAGAAGAAGTAAAAGAAATTAGAAAAGTATTACAAGAATTAGGTGCAAGATGATTGAATTATTATTTATAGTGTTAATTTTTCTATATATTTTTAAAGATTAGGAGAAGTCATGAAGCTAGCAGTGTCACAGGATTATTTAGCTCTTGCGGAGTTGATGCTTAAAGCTCAACGTAAGTATGTTGTAAGTAAAACTAAAGATGATGGCTTTAAAAAAGGATTTGTACAGAAAATTGACCGTTTTATTAAAGAAGTCGAACCTAATAATATAGCTTCTTATAATGTATTTAGAGAATGGGCTCCACGTGTACTTGAAATAAATAAAAAGAAACCTGGTTTTTTAGATAGAGTGTTCAACTCTGCTCAATTTGAGGGAGAAGAATTTGCTGATGAAATTATATTAGGTGTAATTGAAAGTATCGATGTGAGATTTCTTGAAGGCGGAAGTAAACTTTATGAAGCATTATTAGATGCAAAGGATTACAGACGTGTTAAAAGGAAGTAGAGATGCTGCGATGCAGAGTGTAATGAATAGGCTTCAATATGGGTTAAATAATTTAATGCTTAATGATGGTTCATTTTACGTTCCAACTAATGGCCATCAATATGATATGCAAGGCTATAATGGAGAAATTGCTTGTCCACCCCATGCACAAGGTTGGCCACCAGAATTACAAGAGTATATTAAAAGAGTTGCAATAGCTACGGCAATGGCAATAGTAGACAGTATCTATACAGAGGAAGAGTTAAATGAAAGAGTGGACAGAATCCTCCTTACTGACGAAGATGGACACACAAAACCGTAGTGACCCCAATAGACACAATGAATCTGCTCAAATATTAGGTAGATTCTTAGTTACATTGAAATTATTTAATATTTGGCAAGAAAAACTAAATATGGAACATATATCTCCTTGCGTTTGGGTTCCATGCACAAATTACTGGATGGCACGAGATGCAAGAAAAAGAATTAATAAATACGTAAAAAAGTAACAGATTCGATAATTAAACACGATGATTCAGATATATCCACGTGAGTAGGCTCGTTCTGATATGAAAGCGTGGATTTTCTTTTAAAGGAGTATTAATGAGAGAAGAACTCGAAGACCATGAGATAGTCGTTAATAAGTTTACAGAAGAATCTGTCAAAGATTTTAGAAAGAAAGTAAATAGACTCGCATCTGTTGATCCTAGTATGCCAATAGTAGTTACTATTGATTCATACGGCGGATATGTAGATAGCTTTAACACAATGCTTTCAATTATGAAAAGCGTTCCTAATACATTTATTACTGTGTGTCAAGGTAAAGCTATGTCTGCGGGCGCAGCGCTTCTTTCCTTAGGTGATATTAGATTCTGTGACTCAGATGCTCGTATTATGATTCATGAGGCTTCTGGTGGTGCTGTTGGACATGCAGATGATATTAAGACAGACGCTAAAGAACATGAGCGTATTAATCGTCAAATCATGGACCTTATCGCAGCAAGATGTGGTATGTCGTATGAACAATTAAAAGCAATTATTAAAGAAAACGAAGGTAGAGATTTATATCTTACCGCTCAACAAGCTAAGAATATTGGCTTGATTGATTTCATTGGTCTTCCATTAGTTAGACCATCCGTATCTTATTCAGTAGAAGTTCTTCCTTCAAAGAAGCCTATTGTGATTGAAGATAAAACTGGATCAATGGCGATTGCTAAAGGTCTATTAAATGACTTAGTTAAAGCTACAAAGAAGCCAGTTAAAAAGAAAACCGAATCGAAGAAGAAATCAAAGAAGAAATAATTGGAGGACAAATGACTCAAAATGTAAGTGGTGAAGTTGATAGAAGTATTCCTGTATCTACAGAGGATTGTGATAATGTAAGAAATTACAGCTTACACTTCGGTGTGGCAGTTACAGAATCTCTTCAAAAAGCTATGGAGTTGTTTGAAAATGATACAACATCATACGAAAAGATGATTGACTTTAAAAGAGAACTTTGTAATTGGTTAGCAACTTGTGGCCATGAAAGTTTTCAAGATAGTCTATGGGAACATCCTACTCAAGCAGCAGCAGACGTTCTATATGAACTTCAGTTTGACAAAGATGTAAATGAAATCTTATCTGAAAAATCAGATGAACAACTAATTGATTTAGCCAATAGATCACTGATTGAAAGTGTTAAAAAACATATTGATAAAGAAGAGTAATTATTCTTCTTTCTTTGGAAATGTTGTAGTTGTAACTGGAGCCATTTCAGGTTTAGGTTGTTTAGACATAAACTCTTTAGCTTGTTTATAATGGAAGTTATCTACAGAACTAGCGGTTGGTGCAGTGATATGATCTAGCATTTTACCGTTGATACGCTTAGAAGCATACGTATTAAAAGCAGCACCCTTTTTAGGGTCATATTTATGAAGAGCATCAATTAGACCATGCATTCCAGCTGCATAAAGATCTTCGTGATCAATATGTGGGGGTAAGTTGTCTCTGAGCTTATTTACATGCATGTTAATAAGCGGAGCATACTCGATGAGCATGTCGTTTAGGTGATCTCTTTCTGTCTTCTTTTCGTTTGCCATAATAGCTCTATTATACCACGTTGTGGTTATAAATTAGTATAAGGAATATATGTTAGGATTACAGAAATATATTGATAAGCAAGTAAGACATGAGAATTCAAGGGCTTATGATGTTATTAACAGTCTTAAGAAGAAAGATCTTAAAACTAGAGATATATTGTCCTGCTTAGAGATAATGTATTCTAGCCCAGATAATAATGAAACGCAACAAGAAGTGCTCATTAGAGCTAAAAACATTGTCTTGCATGAAGCTGAAATGGAGTTCAAATATGAAACGAGTTCTTTTATCCCTACTGATGCTAATATCGATCATTAGTTGTTCCTCGACTAATAACTTTGATATTAAACCTGCCACAAATGGCAATTACAATGCAATAATTAACATTAAGAGAACAAAAGATAATAATTGTTCAGCATTTGTAATTTCTGATCAAATAGCAATTACAGCTGGTCATTGTATGACTTATTCAGCTAGATTCATGAAAGAGCACATGCCTAAATTTATTGAGAAAATGCCTAAAGAAATTGAAGACATTAAGAAAGAAATTGAAGAATTGAAAGCAGAATGTTATAAAAACACATGTGATGAAGAAATTGGAGAACTAACTAAATTAGCTAGAGCAAAAGTAAAATATTTAGATGAACTTTTAAATTTAAAGCAACCTACAATGTATAAAGTATATGATATATATGGAAATGACACGAATATTGTGGCTATGGCATTAGAAGGTAATAGTGCAAGAGATTTTGGAATTATTATGGGTGATTTTAAAAAGTTTAATAAACTTATAGTAAGAACTGATTTTATAGTTAAGCCAGGTGATGCACTTAGAAGTTGTGGATTTGCACATGGTAATTATCCAGCAACATGTGTTGACTTTACGGCAGTTGGACAATCATATTTCTATTATGCAGGACAATCCATGCTTGTTCCTGGTATGTCTGGTGGACCAGTAATTAATGCAGACGGTGAAGTAGTTGGAATTAATTCTAGAGTTGACGGACCATTTTCTTTAATGGCACCAACACTTGGGTTGTTTAGCATTGGAAAATAATCAGTCATTACCTCAAATATTAAGAATGCACAGAAACGTTGGCGATGTTGTTGATCATTTTGTGGTTACTCTTTTATTCATGGGTATATTAAACGAAGACAATTATGTAGATTTTAGTGTAGAATTGGAGAAGTATTGGAATGATAGAACTAGACGTACTCCAGAGAGTTTCAAGAGCCTCTGGGAAAAACGAGAAAAGAAGCATTTTAGAGGAGTCAAGTGGAAATAAGAGATTGGGCGAGCTATTAGATGCTTCACTTAACTTCTTTAGAAAATTCCATATTCATAAGTTTGACATATCATCACAAGCCTCAACAGAAGTTGACTTACACGATGAGTTCATGTCTCTACTTCAGAGATTAGAAAATAGAGAAATTACAGGCCATGCAGCTAAAGCTCTTGTTGAAGACTTCTTTAATAGATGTTCTGATAATCAACAGGATTGGTATGCAAAGGTCTTAAGGAAAGATTTGAAGATTGGAGTTTCAGATGAGACTGCAGCCAAGTTCTTTAATATTCCTACGTTCGATGTTATGCTTGCAACTGATGGAAAGAAGTGTAAGAAACTAGATAGTATCATTAAAGCAGGTGTTTATACTTCACCTAAGTTTGATGGGTATAGATGTTTAGCCGTAATTGATCAGGGAGAAGTTACTCTCTATTCTAGAAACGGTTCTATATTTACTAATTTCCCAAGCATAGCAGCGTCACTTGCAAATACATTTGTAGGCAAGAGTTGTGTATTAGATGGTGAAATCATGTCAGATGACTTCCAATCTATGCAGAAGAGTGCATTCGCTAGTAAGCGAGGCACTACAGTTGGAGATGTTAGATATAACGTATTTGACTGTCTAACTCTAAGTGAGTGGAAGTCTGGTAAGTTTACAATGAAGAAAAGCGAAAGAATGAATCTGATGGCAGGTCTTAAGATATTTTTCGAGAAAGACGTAATTGTTCCTGTTGATCAGAAGTTTGTAACAACTTTACAAGAGATAAAAGACCTTGAAGTTGCTTACATTGGGTTGGGATTCGAGGGTGTAATGGTTCTTCCGGATATTCCTTACTATAAAGGTAGGAATGCAAATTCACTTATGAAATTCAAAACTATGGTTTCACAAGACTGTGAGATTGTTGGATTTTATGAGGGTAAGGCTGGAACGAAGCATGAGGGAAGGATGGGCGGCCTCGTTTTGAAGCAGGAGAACGGTAATGCATGTGATTGTGGGTCTGGATTTAGCGATGCAGACAGAGATTATATGTGGAATAACCAAGCTGAGTTCTTAGGTAGAAAGATTGAGACCAAGTATCAAGAGCTAACACCAGATGGCATCATGAGATTTCCTATCTTTATGAGATTTAGAGACCTAACACCGGGATCTGGTAAAATATAATCAGAGGTGCAATATGGATGTTATCGATTTAACTGGTAAAACTTTTGGATATTTAACTGTTATTAAGTATGTTGGGATTACTGGTCACTATAAGTGTAAAAAATATGGAACTTTAAAAGGGTACCATACTTGGGAATGTAAGTGCAAATGTGGTGTTATTAAGAATATAAGATCAACTAAATTAAGAAACAATAATACTGTTTCTTGCGGTTGTAAAAAGAAAACAAATAGACCTATTTGGACTTTACCAGAAGGTCAAGCAGCAAAGAATCTGTTATTACACACTTATAAGGAATCAGCGAAGAAAAAGAATTTGAGTTTTTCTTTAACTAAAGAAGAATTTATTAACATAACTAGTCAAAATTGTTATTACTGTAATGCTAAACCCTATAAAAGTATGGCTTTGCGCCAAAAAGGGACTTCAAACGGAAGAAGTTTAAATGGTGATTATATTTATAATGGGATAGATAGAGAAGATAACAGTATAGGATATGAGTTGAGCAATTGCTTACCTTGTTGTTGGAAATGTAATGAATTAAAAAGTAATTCAAATAAAAAAGATTTTATTAATCATTTGAGAAAAATTATAGAAAATATAGATGCTAAACATAATTAAAAAATTTGATCCAAAAGTTAAACGTATATACGCTTATAATTTATTAGGTACATTACTTAAACTAAAGATAATTAAAGGCAAGGTTTATTTACGTTCTGATTGTGCTATAGAGGTTCTTTATGAAACTTAATGTAATGAAACAATGCTATCATGGAGTTCAACTATCAGATCAAGTTTGTGCTGATCTATATAGAACTTTAATAAGATTTAATCTTATTAAACAAGATTATCATACATTTTATGTTAGTTTAGCTTGTAAGATGAGGGAGTATTACCAACATGAGAGTTGATCCTTATTTAAGAACAGAAAAAGGCTTTGAGATATGCGATAATTTTGCATATACTCTTAAAAGGTTTGGACTCATTAATAGAACCGTTAGGTATTGGTGGGCATGTCAATTACATGTTTTACTAACAGAAGGACCTGAGGCGGCCAAACAGTGGGAAAAAGATTTCTATGAACAATAGTACGTTTGAGATGGACGTTAAAGACTTAGAGCAAATTAGAGCTTTCACTGAATTAATGAATACTATTTTTAGATTCAAGATAGTTGACTGTAGAACTGGCAGAGGTCAGAATGAACATGGCGATTACGCATATGTAACCTATAGAGATTTAAAATGAGCAATGTAACATACCTAAGACAATATAACAATGTAAATCAGCGTGAAGCTGTAGTTTGCTTCATGGACACTCTATATAGATTTAATATTTGTAAAATGTCTTATATAAGACTTCCAAGAAAACTACAAGTAGAATTTTATGAATAACAAAAGAATCGATTGTATTTCAAGACTTTTAAAGATAAATGATGTCTACTCAGATGTTTGTATGTGGTTGATTGAACAAAAGATCATTACTCGTACAGAAGCTGAAGGTCCAACTAGAGACCAAGAGAAAGCTGAATTTCTATACTTCTCCTTTAAGAAGGGAGTAGAACTAGAGAAGTTTCAACTCCTTGATTATGAATGGACAATACTTCCACTTGAGCAAATTAAAATAACTTGTATTACTGATCGAGAAACAAAAGAGTTTTGTAGTGGTTTTTAAAATTTGTAAAAAAGGCATTCATCAATATGATGGAAAACAATGCAAAGAATGTCAGAAAATTAGACAAAAAGCTTATAGAGAGGCTAATCCAAAGAAATGCAAAGCAGAAAACAAAGCATGGAGAGAAGCTAACCCTGAAAAAAGTAAAATAGAAAGTAAAGCATGGAGAGAAGCTAACCCAAAAAGAGTTAAAGAATTACAAAAAGTATGGAATAAAGCTAATCCAGATAAACGTAAAGTAGGTTGTGCTAAATATAGGGCTAAAAAGTTTAATGCAACAATTATTGGTTATGACAAAGAAATAGAACTCTTTTACAAAGAAGCTAAACAATTGGAGAAACTAGATGGTAAGAAAAGACATGTTCATCATATTGTCCCTTTACTAGAATTAAACCATTTAGGTATATTTGGAGAACATGCTCCTTGGAATTTAGAGATATTAACTGAAGAAGAACATAAAGAAATACACAAAGAACTTAGAAACTATGATAAATTTTGATTTAGTATAATATTAATATAAGATTGTTCAATTCAATCATTATTAAAAACGTTTAAAGGAGTAAACACATGAGTATTTCTCAAAAAGAATCTGTTATTTCACAAGTAAAGTTGGCATTGGGTTCATCTTTTAATGCATCTATTGCAGCTAGAAACCTACTTACAGATGATCAACTTGAAACTATCAAGACAAATATCTTCAATGGTATTCTTAATGGAACTATTGACTTCGGTAAAGAAATTACTGATGAAAAAGAATTATCAAGATATGTATCGGGTATGGTATCTAATTATCTTCGTAAATCAAAAGAACTAAACGGAGGATCGGACTATGCTCCTCAAAGTACTGGACGTGGATCTCGTGATCCTCAGGTTTCTGAGCTTAATAAGCTATTGAAAACCTATACTGAAGGCTCAGATGAGTATTCTCAGATCGTTTTTGCTATCGAAGCAAGAAAGAATGAGCTTGCTTCTGAAAGAACTGTAGTTGTAAAAGAAAAGAAGAAAGTTAAAGAGTTTGAATCAATTAATATGGATGTTTTGCCAGAAAGCCTAAAAAGTCTAGCAAGCAGCTTTACGAATCAAAACTCTAAATAAATAAATAAGTTTTCCCCAACTTATTTAGCCGAGCCCACATAAACTGTGGGCTTTTTATTTTAAACCGAATCGAAATATAAAAAGATTATGAGTAAATCAAATTTTTCAACATCAACTACGATAAGATTTAAGAATAGAGAAAGCTCTATGAGTATCGATAATGTGGTGATGGACAATTATGACTTAGATGAAGAAGTTCAATATGGTGAACATGCATCAGAGAAAGCAAGTAGATTACATGGAGCTAGTGTTTTTAAGTACGATAAGAGACAGTACTTTGGAACTAGTAAGTATCATGAAAAAGTAAATAAAGAATTTGATGAAGCCACTACTAAAAGTGGAAAAGTAAATAACGAAAACGCCGGAACATGGTATGTACCTGAATATCTAAGAAGGGTTGGGGAAAAAGATGCCAAGAACTAAACTTAGACAAGACCCTGATTTTCATGTCTACAATTCAGACGTAGTCGATATAGACGAATCTGAGGATCTAGGTTGGAAAGATGGTGTTAATAAAAGTATAAGTAGAGTGACTTCTGTAGATGTTATGGCAGATCACCACCTACATGATGACCTTAGTATTAACTTCGGAACTTGTAAGAGGCAATATGAAGCTAACGAAGAAGTATCTCTTGTTTCCATGGAAGAAGACATGGTGAACAAAGGTAGACGAAGAAGTAAAAGTAGCAGACAAATAATGAAAAGTTTTCAAGAAATATTTGGACACGCATACGACGAGGGTGATAATGAGTAAAGAAGTTAAAGAAGGTAAATTCGTAGTTACTAAAGTTACTAACATTGAAGACCTTGCTGTTGACTCTGAAATTCAAGAGTCTGATCTCTTAGTTAAGAACGACACAAAGATCGTTCAATTTAAATATGTTGAACCTGAAAAGAAAAATGAAGACAAAGTGATTGCTAAACCTGGTGTTTACAATATCACTACAAAAGGTTCTAAGATCATTCTTGGCGATCTAGAGCTTAGGAATAAGAATCTCCTTACATCTTACGACAATACAAGTAAGATCTTAAATGAAGCTGATAACTTTTTTAAGCACTTAGAGAAATACAGAGAATTAGAAGTTGAAGAAAAGAGAGCGATCCTACTCTACTCTCCTCCAGGATATGGAAAGACTTCCGCTATTACAAGAACTATTGAGAACCTAATTAAAGAAGATAAGAATACTATTGCAATCAACTGGCCAACTTCTGAGATAAGAAGCTCAGATGCGAACAGATTCCTTGCAAGTATTGACTATAAGAAAGAAGGTTGTACTCGCCTTGTTCTAGTTATCGAAGATATTGGTGGCGGAGAACAGGAAGATTACAATGGTAGAGAAAGAGGTATCGATTCTAGCTTATTAAACCTGCTAGATGGTGTTGATAATACCTTTTCCATCCCAACATTCATCATCGCTACTACAAATCACCCAGGATCACTCTTAGATGCTCTAGCTGATCGCCCTGGCCGATTCGATGAATACATAGAATTAGACCCACCAACAGAGGCACAAAGAATTGAGCTAGTTGAGTTTATTTCTAAAAGACCGTGTACAGTAGAAGAAAAAGAAGCTTTGAAGTTGGCGAAAGACTTTTCACCTGCTCACTTAGCTGAAGTTGTTAAAAGAAGTATTTTAAAAGGTCAAACTTATGCAGATGTAGTTGACAAAATGGTCAACCATAAGACCTTAGTTAGTAAACGCTTTGAAAAGAACAAGACTAATAAAATGGGTCTTGGTCTAGGAGCGAAATAGAACCGGGAGGTTTACATGGTGAACAAGCTAAAGATAGCGCTAGTCGCAGCTTTATTAGTTCTTCCAATTGTTACTCAGACAGATTATAGTTTTGATGCCGAGAAGAAAGTAGTTAATGAAAGAATCATAGAAGTTAAAAAGAAAGTGTCGAAGCTCGCTCCACATCTCTCAGAAGAGAGACAAATGAAAGTAGCTGCAGCAATAGATACTATGTCAATAAGATACAATATACCAAAGAAAGTTTTACTCTCAATTATAAAGATTGAGAGTAACTTTAAATCTAACGCAGTTTCTCCAACTGGTGATTATTCTATTGTACAAATTAACTTAAAAATTTGGAATAAAGAGTTTGTTAGACTTGGTTTAAGCAAGATTGATAAGGCTAAACTTGTATCATCAGATGAATATGCTATTGGTAAAATGTGTAAAATCTTAAACATTATTAAATCTAGAAGCCCTGGAGATCCTAAGTGGTATGCAAGATATCATTCTAATACTCCAGAATTCAATGCTATTTATCAATTAAAGATCAATAAAGTTATGCAAACATTGGCAAGTAAATGAGAGCAACCTCAGCTAGAATATGTGTCTATAATTTTATGGAAACATTAATTAGACTACATATAACTAATACTAAAGATTCTGACTGGAAACTTGGTTCTTATTTTGATGAAAGAATATGTGATTTTGTAGATAATTATGCTAAATATGAGGTTATTGTTGATCATAGTAAGTAGTCGATCAGTATATGCGAGTTTTGTATATACACTATATAAATTTAATATTGTAAGTTCTCATATTAATGATTGGGGATTTAGACACGGTTCTGTATATGATAATGCTGTAAGAAATTTTGTGATTAAGTATGGAACAGTTTATGAATAATATGGGTTCTCAGCATTATAATTATTTAATAAAATTTGCAAACACATTAAATAGATTTAATATAGTAAGAAGTAAGTACTCAGATTGGCTTCCCAATAGTAAAGATCCAGCTGGCGAGTGGAGAAAAAGAGCGAGGGAACATATAGCAAATACTGTAATTAGGCTTCGTCACCTTCAATCTCATCTATCAGCCCAAGCTCTAGAGCTTTCTCTGCAGAGAAATACGAATCAGTATCCATAAGTTTTTCTAATGCAGCTCTTTTATATTCAGGGTTCTTATCGGTCATTCTATCAAAGTAGACATCACAAAGCATTCTATCAAGTTCCATCTCTTCTTGCATAGCTTTCTTAACAATATTGAAATCACCAGCTAAAGCAGTTTCACCTCTGTGAATCATCATACGACAGTTTTCGCTAATTATTCTTTTATCAGCAGCTTGCAATATTAAAGAAGCTATAGACATAACTGCTCCATAACATTTTATTGTAACTGGATTATTACATGCTTTTATAGCATCATACATTGCAAAACCACTTGTAACACATCCACCACAACTATTTAGAACAACCTCAATATCTCCAGCTGTTTTATCTAAATATTTTAAAAGCTTAATAAACTTATTGTACATTTCCTCATCAACTTCACCTTGTAAGTATAGTACTCTTCCACGAATATCAATACCATGGTCTATTAATAAGTCAAAAACAGTATCTTTAGTACTCATTTAAAACCCTTGACACTGCTTCCAGTGAATTTGAAGCGAGATGTGCATTTATATTATACCTTATTTTGCCTTAGCACTCTAAAATTTAGAGTCTAAGCCTTTGATATTAAACCGATCCGATAGATATTTAGAATAATAAATGGAGTCCCATGAAAATAACACTTATAGTACTTATTGCGTTAACTACCTTTAGTTTAGGCTATTATAGTGGAGCTAAAGCTCTAAATAATGAAGCCATTAAAGTTATCAATCAGTTAGATGCAGAGAACCAAAACTTACAATATCAACTTAAACAATGTATGATTTTATATAGAGGACAATAATGTCTAGAAAGAAAAGAACTCCAGCTACAAAAGAAGTAGACTACGTTGCCGAGCAACTTACAATTAACTACACTATGCCTAAAGGTTTAGCTTATATGCTTGCAAGCGCAAGCGGTAAACAAATGAAAGAAGTTTGGTGTATTTTAAGTGAAATGGCTAATATTTGTGCTCACAGATTGTCCTCAGAAGAAGATAGAAGAGGTGGTAAATCATGGACACAAAAGACTTTTCCTGGAACTGAGGTTAAGTTAAGAATTGATATGGATAAATGGGCTTCATATAATTATTCTACTGGTGAAAAAGGTAAAGCAACTTATTCTGCAAGAATTAAAATCTCTGGATACGCCTATGAAAATTTTACACAACAACAAGTAAACGACTATATAACTGAGTCTATACTATTAGGTGAGGATAATGAAGAAGTCTCAAAATAAAGAACTAGAAGACTGGGCTTTTAAATACGATGCAGCTGAAAACTTCTGTGAAACCTTAGAGAGGTTTGGATTAGGAAATCTTGGGAAGTGTTCTACCTGTGGTGACTATGGTTGCTCAGAAACTGTTGGTAAGTTCATAGATAGAGTATTAGGAACCGATTCGATAGATGAATAACGAGGTGTTATGAAATTAGTAAGTGAAACATTTGATATCAAAGAAGCTATTGGAGCAGTTGTTGCTATAGCATTAGTTGCTCTTCTTATTATTAACTTAGGTCCGCACCTTAAAGCTGATCCCAAGAAAGAAACGATCGCTACAAATGACGATCATATTAAGCCATTTCCAACTGTTAAAGCTAGTATATTAGACCCAATTGACTTTGTAAAAGAAGTCATGGCTCCATTTCCGGCTAAAAAATGAGTTCTCTCAATAAAGAAGACTTAAATAAAAGAAGAGTTAGAGAACATGGGGCAATAGTTACATATTGTTTTATGCAAACTTTGATTAGATTTAAGTTAGCACCAGAACAATATTATGAAAATGATGATGTTTGGGACTTTGTAGACGTAAGATTTAATAAATTATATTATAGGGTATTACATGAAATCGAATGAAGAACTTATTGAAGAGTTTTTAAAGAGTGGTGGAGAAGTTCAAAAACTTGAAACCATTGAACCTAAGTCAAAAACAAACGTTGGAAGTGTTTCTAAAAAGACACAACAACTTATGACTCTCTCTGAAGGTGAAGAGCTATTCGGCGAGAAAAAACCAGAACGTGAAGTTAAAGAAAAAGAAGTAGACTATTCAGGTATCAACATTGATTTAATCCCTGAACATCTGCGTAAATTTATGATCCCAAAAACTAAAGAAACTTAATTTCGAAAACCGAATCGAAATGAAAACACGAACGATGATAAATACTCATCAAACAAAGGAGAGATAGTGAAACCAAGTCGTATTATTGATGTACTTCAATTAGCCCTGAAAGCAAGAGAAGCTGGCCAAATTTTTAACCCATTGTTTACAGGTGATGCTGGACTTGGTAAGTCTGCAATTTGTCAAGCGTTCGTTAAGATTATGAGAACAACAGGATTTCCTGAACGTGGTATTGAAAAGGATCCAAACTTTGGATTCCTCGATCTACGTATTGCCTATATGGAAGCTCCGGACCTTATTGGTTTCCCTGAGTCTGAATCTATTGGCGGCGTTCGTCGTACGGTTCACAATCTTCCAGAGTTCTTCCCTACAGATGAAAACTCACAAGGTTTAATTCTTCTTGAAGAACCAAATCGTGGAACTACAGGTGTTATGAACTGTTTAATGCAGCTTCTAACTGACCGTCAGATTCACAATTACAAAGTACCTAAAGGATGGTTCTTTGCATCTTGTATTAACCCAGATACTGCAGAGTATGATGTTAATGCGATGGATGCTGCTCTTCGTAACAGATTTGAAGAGTATGAAATTGAGTATGATCCTATTTCATTCATGGAGCACATGGAGAAAAACAAGTGGAATGATTCTATTCAGAACTTCATTTCATCTGGCGTTTGGGTATTCAGAAGCACAGATCAAATCTCGGAAGGTGGTAAATACATCTCTCCACGTACTTGGTCTAAAGTAAATGCAGCAGAATTAGCTGGTGTTCGTGCAGATCGTCGTCTTCACTCTGAAACGATGAGAAGTATCCTTGGTAAGGATATTGGTAACGAGTACCACAAGTATTGTTATGATGAAGCTCCAGTTACTCATAAAGAGCTTCTTGAAGACAAGAAGAAAGCTTATAAGCGTCTTGAGCAACAATCAGACGTTAATAACTATAAAGGTGATATGATTGGAGTTACTGTTGATTCGATCATCGCTAACTACTCTTGTACTCTTAAAGATGCCGATGGTAAAGTTGGTGAGGAAACAATGGCAGAAGTTGCCAAGATTATTCCTTCCGATCAAGCTATCAACCTTATCAAGGGCTGTGGATTCAAGCAGTCGAAAGGTGCTATCACGACGTTCTTCCGTGACTTCGTTAAGCGTCACCCTGAGTTGAAAGAAGTTCTTAAACAGAACATTAAAGTTGAACGTGGATTAAAAGACTAATTAAGCCTATACTCGACGCTTGGTTGGGGCATGGCAAGTTTGGCAGTGTGGGTTTCCTTTGTTTCCACACTGCCCTTTTATATTAGGTAAAATATGATTTCAAAAGAAGAATATGCAAAACTTTACTGCGAAGATCATTTAGTTGCTAGAGGTATTTACGTCTTAAGTACAGAAAAAGTAATGATGCAAATGATGAGAGATCCTATGAAAACACTACAGGATCTAGATGATTATGGGCTGAATGACGCAATGGCTCAAAATGGTATTCAAGATGTTCAAGTTATGAATACAAGAACAGGCGAGAAAAGAAGCCTAATGCACAAACAACAAGAAACTCAAACTCAAATTACAAGAACACCGATCTTAGATAAGCTATTAAGCGAACACGAAGAACTATAAACTAAAACCGATTCGATAGAACCGTGAGAGAAATAACGGAGGACGTAAAGTGACCGATCAAACAAATACAGACAATACATTGCCCGCTGATCCAAATGCAGCAGTTGAGCCGGTCTTAACACCAGAACAAGAAGCTGAAAAACAAGCTAAACTCGATGAGTTAAAAAAGAAATCTGGTGGCGGATTCCGAAGTACAGCAGAAGCTCTTGCAGCAGCTCAAAAAGAAGCTGTATCTGTTGAAGAAATGAAACAATGTCTTCAAACAGCAATTTATGATATTACAAAGTCGCATCCATTTATGGGTTCGATCTTACAAATTATGAACATCTCATTTACACACATGCTTCCTACAGCGGGTGTTGCTTTCAATGCAGAAGTTAAACGTTGGGACTTGTTAATCAATCCTCACTTCTTCTGTAAGAAAATGAATACAGCTCAACGTAGAGCAGTATTGTTACATGAGTTGTATCACATTACACATAAGCATCCACTTCGTATTCCATTCATTAAGTTGTCTACTCATAAGAGACAAATTATGAACATCGCGATGGATATGTCAATCAACCAATATATTAAGGATCTTCCAGATGGATGTCCTAATTGTCCACCTCCAGGTCAACCTGGTAAGTGTGAGAACGAACTATGTTGTGGTAGAGGTATCTTCTTAAGAGACTTCTATGATGTTGATGAAAAGACAGGTAAAAATGTTACTTGGCAAGATAAACGTGAAGCAGAGTTTTATTACTCTAAACTTCTTGAGCGCTTTGACGATCCAGATCCACAAGATCAAGATGGAGACGGAGATGGCGAAGGTGATGGACAAGGCCAAGGTAAGGGAAAAGGCAAAGGGAAAGGTAATGCTGGTGGCGGAGCTGATTCTGGAGATTTACCTCAAACTACAGATGTACATGCTTGGGATGGAGCAGCTGATGAAGGCGATATGCTTGAAGCAACTGAAGATTTAGTTAAGCGTGCACAAGTTAAGTGTAGATTCTCATATGACGAACTACCTCAACACGTTAAGGAATTATTAGAGTATGCTAAGTCTCGTAAGGCTGAGCTTAACTATAAAGCAATTTTACTTGCAGCAATGAAAGCATCTCTTCCAGCTAACTTCAGAGTTAAGTCTTGGACGAGAAAATCTAGACGTTTTGGCAACAAAGCTCCAGGTAATAAGAATGGTGAGCAACCAGAATTAGAGAACTTCATTGATACTTCAGGTTCTATCTCTATTGAGGAAGCAAATGAATTTCTTGATATTGTAGATGAGTTCTTGAGAGTTGGTGCTCGTAAGTGTACATTGAATCTATGGCATACAAGAAATTACTACCGTGAAGAATATAAGCGTGGTAAGAGACTTGATAGACATGATATTCAATCTGGTGGTACTTGTTTAGAAGACTCTTTCAGAGTTATTGCGAAACATAGACCAGACCTTGCGATTATCCTTACAGATGGTCATTATGGCAACGTAGATGAGACAAAATTCGTAGGTAAGAACGGAACGTTCCCAAATACAGTTTTCATCATCTCGAAAGATGGTACGACTAATCACCCATTCAAAAATAGAAAATGGGCACGTACTGTTAAAATCCCTGGCGGATCCAGAGGTGATTAATGAGTAAAGAAATTTGGGACTATGATGGTCGTGAAACTGAAGGGTATAATTACCTTGCGGCACTAGAGATCACACTTACCAATTTTAAAATAATTACTCATGAGCAAACTTGCGATGCAGATGAGTGCAGAAGGTTTTCAAAGAAGTGGACTTACGCTGAGATGAGAAAATTAGCACAGGTAGTCACTAATTTAAAAGCAACCGTAGCTTCCTTAGTTGAAATGATAGACGAGCAATCTACAGAGATTTATAACTTAAGACAAGAGTTAGAAAAACATGTTGATGAAATAGATGATGAAATTAGAGAAGTAAGAAATGAACTCTCTCAAGACATTAATCAACTCGAAGGTTCAATTGATTCTATATCTGATAGTGTTTCAGGTTCATTAGATGACTTTGGTAGTGAAATAGCTGACTTAAGACATGATGTAGATAAGAATACTAATGAGATAAGTGATATTACAAGTAATTTAGCAGATAGAGTCCTTCTGGACTAACTCGCCGATTGCAGTTATTGCCTGAGTGAAGACGGGTCTTAACTAGCCTGAGTTTTAGGGGTCACGAGTTGTTGCGTGACCCTTTTTTTTATATGAGGTTGTATGGAAAATGAGTTTGTTCAAGTTACTAAATTTGTTGAAGCAGATATTACATTAGTAGAAATGAAGCGTAATTATAAAGGTGACCCTGAATACTATAAAGTATCCTTTCTTTTTAAGGAAGGTTTGTATACAATAATTCAATCAGATCAAGATGGTAATGTTGAGAAATATAGAAGTAGAAATTATGGAGCTTGTAAATTAGATGAAGACATTATTTTATTTATGGATACTAGCCATGGTTGGTTACCACATGAGCAGGCAACAAAAGAATGGGCGAATAGAATCGCTGAAAGGGAGTTATTAGATGTTACTACAAGTAATCGGAAGAAATAAAGAAACTCAAGAAGAAGAGGTATTTGAATTACCACTTCCAAATAGCGATGTTGCTTGTATTTATAAAGATAAGTACGGTGTAGCAGTGTCAACTCGTCAAGGCAAAGTTTATAGAGTTACACAAAAGATGACGGAGCTCGAAGAGCAACTGATGAGTTAATGAAGAAGAAAAAGAAACTACCTACATCTAAGCCAGCACCTAAAAAGAAAGTGTTCGCCATGCCTCCTGGTAATATATTAGAAGGTTTAGGTCTTACAATAGAGCAATTACATGGATTGCTGATGCGAGCTGGACCTTCTAAGGGTTACAGATTGTTTTATAAAGGTGAATATTTAGGTGAAATAGAATTAGAAGGTTTAAAATGAAGAACATGGTAGTAACCATTGAAGTTCCTATTGAATTCACCGCGAAAACAGCTATGCACACAACTAATATGCATGGTAACTATGAAAATAGATATGTAGGAGTCTCACTTAGGCATGGATCATGTGTTGTTTACAATCTAGATGAATATCCAGTTGGAACAACTGTTGAAATTATTCAAACAAACTATGCCATCAGGTCTACAGATGATGGATTGCAGTACTATGATAGTTATATGTGGAAGTTCTTCGATGAGAGTGTACAAGAAGCATTCTCTAATTATTTAGCCGAAAAAGAGTTATTGGAGAAATAATGCCGATCGTTAGAGAATATCATGAGCAAGGAGATTTCAGGTTTGAAGAAGGTAGTGTTCAATATGACTTCTTTATAACTAAAGCTGTTATGGTTGTCTATGATGAAGATGAATGTCAAACAGAATTTCTTGCTTTAAGAGAACATGATACACATGGAATAATGAGTTGGACTCAGCATGAAAAATGTTGGACTCCATTTACTGAAGAAATTCAACTACTATATCAAGGCTGGAAAGCCGAGCAGGCGTTATTGAAATAGATGAACAAGCACTTATTAATGCAGCAAAATACGATGCCTTATTTTGGTTCGCCAGAACTATTGTGCACTTTGGCTTAGCAGACGATGATTGGTGTGATGACATAACAAGTAAATACTATGCAAAACTTAACGTCTACTAAAACAATGTCTTATAAAGATAGAGAATGTATAAAGAATTTTTGCTATACATTATATGCATTTGGTCTTGGTGACAAAGACTGGTATATAGAGGTTTTACAATATTTAAACAACCCTTACAATTAGAGAAATTATGGCAATTTTAATTATAATCTTCATTTTATTTCTGATCTTAGGTGGATCCAGTAAACCAACTAAAGGTGGATTTGGAAATGCAATAGTTGGAACTGGTCGCTCTCCAATGTATTATGACATAATGGATGAGAATTACGCTGAATATGAAGAAAGACTTAAACAAGATGCTCTAGCTGGAAAGATGTATAAAGTCACTAAAGTAAATTTTGGTGCGTGGAGAAGGGGCGACAAAGGTGTAACAACAATAGTATCTGCTCAACAAATATATGAAGACTTTTTAAAGTATAAAGCTAACGGATATATGTAGTATAATTATGAAATGATATTTTTATATAAAGTAACTTCTCCAAATAATAAGATTTATATAGGAATAACAAGTGACTTCGAGCATAGAGTTTCACAACATATAAAAGACTCTAAAAACATAAATATTAGTGCTTACAATAATAAATTTAAAGCAGCCATAAGAAAGTATACTCCAGAAAATATGTTATGGGAAATAATAGATTATGCTAAAAATTATGAAACAGCTCATGAATTAGAAAGAAGATATATACTTCATTTTGATAGTTATAGATCTGGATATAATATGACCTTAGGTGGAGATGGTTGTACTAAAGATTTCATACCTTATAAATGGACAAGGGAAAAAGTATTACTAGAAGCTGCTAAATACAACAGTAGACCAGAGTGGAATAAATTAGGTAGAGATTCTTATTTGGCAGCAAAAAGGCTAGAAGCAATCTATCCTGGACTATTCAATGAATGTTTATTCAAGATGTCTACAATTAAGAGAAGATTTAAACCATCAAACTTTAAGTGGAGTAAAGAAGCTGTTTTAGAAGAGGCAAAGAAGCATGAAAATTTAAAAGCCTTTAAATCAGCAAGCACTGCATATGCTGCAATGCATACATATAAAAAAGAAGACATTGAGTTTTATAAATTATGTACAGCTCACATGAAACCCTTAAGAGGAAATTATGGTATAATTGATACTGAGGTGTTAATATGAGTGATCTTAAGTTATTGAAATCGTTGGCTAGTTTGTATTTCGATCTGTTAGAATTAGATGTAGAATTAGAAAGAGACAAAGATGAATTAAATAAAGCGGCTCATTATTGGAAGGATAAGGATCCCGCTAAGTATAAAAAAATGTTAGCAAAATTAAAAAGAGATAGAAAAACAAAAGGCCATAAAGAAGAAGCTACACAGAAAGTACTTCAGGCTCGTAGGCGTGAACGAGGCGGATCTGGCACAACCTCTGGGCAGCATGGCAGAAAAGGGCATAAATCTGGTCATGATAAGAGTTCAACGGCATCTGCAGTAAAAAAACTTCAAAATGCTCAAAAAAAATCAGGTCAACGGTTGAGTTTAGATAGAAAGAACAATGATAAAGGTTACGAGTCTAAGAATGTTCGTTATGTACCTGATAGATTAAATAATGGGGACGAAAATAGAGCTGACAAAAAGAAGTGGATTAAAAAACAAAAGAAAAAATAGGAGAGTTTATGCAGGTGAACTTTTAACAATATTAAGTCTAAAAAACTTAAGGTCTCAAGTGAGTATACAGTTGTTTACTCAAATTTCAAGTCAGTAATATTATATAAAGATGATGAACTACTCTATAGACCTAGCAAGGTCTTAGAAGATTGGATTTGTCTTTTCTTTAAAAATGAATATATAGGTACAATACCTAATGATTTTATAAGGTTTGACTTCTCAAAAGAATAATATGAAGAAATACAATCTAAAAAGATTTAAACTTGAAAACAGTATAGATTGGAATGCTCCAACTAAACTTCGCAAGTATTTCAATTCATCTGAGAGACAAGAAGCTAAAAAAGAAATTCATGAAGTTCAAGAGCTTCTAATAGAAGATAAAGAAATTAAGATAAGAGATAGAGAAGATCTTCATAGAGCTTTAGATAGGAAGTTTAATCAGGTTAGATTTGATTTTGCAAGAACTCTACATAAATTTGGAGTAGCGCTAACTCCTGGTGGAGAAAAAACTAACTTTAGAAACACTTATAGCTGGGGAACATTCCACGAAGAGTGGGATTGGGATGACATGACTGAAGATGAAATGTTAGAAATGTTAGCCCTAACAACTAAAACCGACTACGTTATAGACATTAATATGTCAATTAAGCACGCACAATATAGCTGGTGGGATGACGACTACTAAAACCGATCCGATGAGGCAATATGAATATATTTGCAAGCGATCCATGTCCAGTAATTTCAGCTCAATATCTAGATAATAAGAGAGTTATCAAGATGGTGCTAGAAAGTGCCCAGATGCTCTGTACGGCTCTTAGAGAACACGGCGCATCACATCTAGCAAGATACAAAGCAACACATCAAAACCACCCTAGCAACGTCTGGGCACGAGAAACTAGAAGTAACTATCAATGGCTATTAGAGCATTTTAATGCTCTTCTTATTGAATACTCTAAAAGATCTGGAAAGATTCATTTGTGTGAAAGTATGTTACATGATTTAACATTAGGTGCAGCTTATATTCCAGCAGGACCTTTAACTCCTATTGCTAATTGTGCAGCTAGAAAAGATATGAATATATCCTTTAAGCATATATCAGATGTTCATTTAGCTTATAAACTATATCTAACCAGACGATGGCAAGCCGACATTCGTACTCCCAAATGGTTCCCAGTTGCTATACCAAATTGGTATAAATCTCATTTAGCTTTAATTAGCACTTTTAATAAAATACTATAACCGAATCGATAAATTCTAGATGGGATTTATAATAGTTATATACGTTATTCCACTTGTGGTAAATTTGGTCATGTTCTTTTCAAGACATTGTCCACAAGTAAAATCTGGCTTTATGAGTCAAGATGACTATATGACATCACTTTTTATAAGTTTTGTTCCTTTACTTAATTTAATAGGTATTTTAAATCTTTTAATTGATAGGTTTTATGAGTAACATTTTAAAATGCATGCACATGAGTGATACTCATGATACATTTCAAGATATAAGCATGTTGGTTCCAGAAGGAACTGATATTGTTTTCATTACTGGTGATGTCACTTATCACGGTAAGCTAGAAGAATTAAATCGTCTTAAGGTTTATTTAATTAAGATGTTGAAAAAATCTAAACACGTAGTTATGACAGTTGGAAACCACGAGAAAGGCTGCGAAGCTAATCCCCAGTTATGGATCGATTCAATGAAAGAAATCGGTGTCAAACTTCTGATGCATGAAGCAATTGAAGTTGAAGGACATAAAGTCTTCGGCAGTCCTTGGACTCCGTGGTTCGGTGGTTGGGCTTATAATTACCATAGAGCTATTGGCTATGAAAAATGGGAAGCTATCCCAGAAGATACAGAGTTATTATTAACTCATGGTCCACCCTATGGAATACTAGATTATGTTCATGGTGAAAAAGTAGGTTGCATTAACTTATTTAATAAAATTAACAACCTAACAGAATTAAAGTATCACATGTTCGGGCACATCCATGAAACCCATGGTGAAGCTCAATATAAGGGGATTCAATTCTTAAACTCTTCAATAATGAATGGTGATTATAGGTTTGTAAATAAGCCTCATCACTTTTGGTTGGATAAGAAATGATAGCAACAATTGGAAGTTTATTACTAGCATTCTGTGGAGTTCCGGAGGTTTGGAGAAGCTACAAAGAGAAGAAGTGTTCAATAGGTTGGGCAATGCTATTAATGTGGCTTGTAGGCGAAATCTTACTTATTGTATTTGCTATTCAGACTTCTCAATATTCACTACTGATTAATTATCTTGCTAATTGTGGCTTGATAGCAGTGTTACTAAGGTACAAAATATGGCCACAAAACTAAGATATGTCTTAAAGAAGACAAAAGAAGCTGGAAGAGGTGGTGGACCTAAAATTACTGCTTGGTATGTTTATGATACTGAAGGCAAGAGACCAGCTTCAGCTACTTCAATTATTGAAGAGTATGCTCAACAACTGTGTGATTCTTATAATAAAATGCACTTAGATGCAGTTTTTGAAAAGGAAGTGCTTGATGCTAATAAAAATCTATGAAGGTGTAGTAATCAACGCTAAAGCTATAGTAGGAGTAATTCCCAGAGTAGATAGCGTGCCTGCACTATATGAAGAAGCAGTATATAAAGGTTGGTGGCTTTGGAAAAAAGAAGTAAAACCAAGAACAGAAGTAAGACCAATTACTTATAAATATTACCTTAAGCTTACCTACATAGATGCAGTTAGAAATAGAGAAACATGGCTTGAATGGACAGATAATACTTTACAAGAAAGAGATGCTAGATCCAAACATATTACAGAGATCGTAATGAACTTTGATGATAATTATGTAAATAGAGCATTTGAGCCAGATAACTTTGATAGCCTAGATGATCATGATAAGCTACAAAATGTTATGCATAGACTTCATCTTATAAATAACTGGAATCAACATAAGTTTTGGAGAAGAAGATTCGCTTCAGAACAGCAATTTAAAGAAGAGTATTCAGATGAAGTCAATACAACTATGGCTGTGGCTTTCAGGTTTTTAAAAGAGGAACTGGATATTGCTTATGCTGAAGAAGCTATAAAAGACCCAGAACTGCCAGCTGTTTATAAGAAGTACACAACTATGATGAAAGAGTTTATAGATAAAGACATTGAAGATGCTCTACTTGGCGATGAAGAAGAGTCAGAAGAAGAGTACTAAAACCGATTCGATATTTTCACGAGGTATTATATGGAACAGTTTTTTAGAGTTGGATACATTTTAGTTGATGTTGAAAAGGGTCTCATTATTGATACCTTTAATGCTAAGCAATTAGAACTTGATCTAGCCAACTATTGTATGAAAGACTTTAATAAGCGAGTTATGTCTACTCCTATTAGAATTACAGATGACGGTGGTAAGACTAAAGTACTATGGTGGAATAAGAATAATATGTGGGTTGACTTTAACAAAACCCATGGATTAGATGTTGCTTCAGCTATTCAAAAATTTGTAGACCTTCAAATAGAGGGAGACTTATTGACATGATTTACATTTATTATGCTTTAAGTATTGTAGGTATCGTACTTATTTGTAAGTATGTTCCTGGTTTTAAGTGTTTAACATTTTGCAGATACAAAACATATAAGTTTGAAAAAGCAAACGAAAAGATAGAAAAAATGTCTTCTTATGATTTCAGCAGAATGTCTAAGAAGAGTTTAAGTGCTCTATATAAAGATTCAACCCCTTTTGGGTGCAAGTCTTTATATACAAGTGCAGAGATTGCTAAGCAAAGAGAAATACTTAAAAATATAGTAGCTGAACGTGAACTATTAGAGGATTAATGTTTACTAAAATAAAGGAACCAGAGGACTTAAGAGAACCAGACATTCTTTTTCCAGAAACATTAACATATAGAAAAATGGAGTTATGGATAGAAGAGGCATATTATAAAGATTCCGGTGTATTCTATTCTCTGACCCCAGATGGTGTTAATGTAATTATTAAAGACTTATTAGAAGATAAACTTACACCTATGCATAGAGAGTTAGTAGTTAACTTTTTAGCTCAACGTGAATTATTGGAGGATTAATGTTAACAGATGTACAAAAAAGGTTCGTAGAACTTGATAAAAAGAAAGCTGAATATAAAGAGTTTGTTGAATTATTAGCTCAAGCAACTAAAGATTTAGTAGCTGAGATGGGCATCGGTGGACACTTTCAAGATGGCGAAGGCATTGTTTATCAAACAGCTGACTGCGATGGTAAGTTTGTTTACTTTGATAAGTTTGAAATTAAGCGCACTCGTCGCCCAGGTGAACGAGCAGGTTCTCTTTCTATGAAGGGAGCAAAAGAACTTGGATACGAAGTAAAGGAATAATATGAACATATTTCAAGATAAAGTCTATGAAGAAATGGATGAGATCACTCAGATGATTGAGCCATTTGAATCTAAGATAAATGTAGAACTCTCAAAATTCCCAGATGAATTCCTTGTAGAAGAAGAATTTCTAAGTGCAATGGTAATGTTCAACTTCAGAAGAGTTTCATACGGCTCAATCTACGAAGACTTAAGAAAAATAGTAGAAAGAAAAGCTTCACAAATGGGTCTTAATTTTCTAGCAGAAACAGCTAGAACTAATCGTAACTTTATGGAAGAGTTCTTTCGCTTAGAAGTATCTGAAGATACAGTTTACGATGCAGAACTAAATAAACTATATGGTGAAGTTAAGGTTGTTAAAATTAAGATAGGGTATGAAGACAAAGACCTTAACGAGATAATGGAAGCATATTTAACTAATGAATTCAGCAAGTGCTTCTTTAGTCCAGGTACTGTAAATAACGGCAGAACTAATGAAATCTTAGACTTATTTAATGTTAAAGAGGGTTTAGCAGAAAGAAAATCTCTAGTTAAAATCAGATATTTAAGGAATAGATACATTGATTTAATTAAAGATAGAGGCTTAAACATTAAGGATATTGAGCTATTCAAAAGGTTTGTACAATGGAATCTTCTTTATATTAGAAATGGAAGTCTTCCTGCTTTAAGTAACATTACAAAAATTAAGATTATGATGAGAAAGGGTCAACCTATCTACTCTATTAAAGAGGATATAGTATGAATAGCGTTCAAGAGATTAAAGATTTTGTTAACAATATTGATCCAGGTAAAGCTAGATTTAAAATTTCTACTTTATATAATAGTCTATATTTAGAGACAGAAGACTGGAAAGCAAAGAATGATTTAGTAGCTGGTGGAACAGGTCCATTAGACTTTTATATTTCAAGCAATTTACAAAGAAGTATAAACAAAGAAACTAGAAAAATGGTAGTAGACGTAGATAATATTATAAATAACTTAAATAATTTTATCTACAATACTGTAGTCGAAATGGCTGACGAGACTTCTCCTGTTCAACAGCCAAAGAGAACAAATGCGTATAAAGATATGGTTCTCGTGGCAAAATTAAATTGTCGAGAAGAGTTATTTATCAATGACATGTTGCCAGTAATTAATTACTATTATAAAGCTAAAACAGATTCGAACAATAACGAAATGGACATGGTTGTCCATAAAAATAACGTACAAGCATTATTTAATGCATTAAGGAAGAAGCATGGAAGAGCAAGTAGTAGCCAGCGTTGAGAAGCGATCCGTTTCTAACGAGATGATCAAACAGTATGATCAAATGATTGAGTCCTTTCTTAGGAATTCAATTGCAAAGAACTGGAACGAAGCTGATACATCTAGAAATAATGATGAGATTGGCTTAGGTAATTCCGGTTGGACAATGAGTGACATGAGGCAATATCTTGCCACAGAAGTATTCATTGCATTAAGAAACTATAAAACAGAATTTAAAACAAAAGAAAGCACATTTGTATTTGGTCATCTAAATAAGAGAGTTGGTTCTCTTATGAAGAAGCTAACAAAGAAAAGCAAAGGCTATGGCATTTGGTCTTCTAATCTTGAAGAAGTATTGGGAGAAGTTGACGGAGATGAGTAGTAATGAAAATGAATGAGTATGAAAGTGTTGTAGATAGTTTTTTATCAACATTAGACTCATTTAAGATAACATCAGATAGACAAGATGATATTAATTATTTACCAACTGATGCTTTATTAGATTATTGGCTTAAAAGTGGAATTGAGTGTGAGGACTACTAATGGACGCTAGTTGGTTAATTAAAGATGTTGAAAATTTAGAAAGAGAAATTCGCGATCTAAAAGATGATCTTAGAATGGCCAACGCTAATATTATATTTTTAGCAGAAGAAAGTGCTAAAGAACATGTTGAGCTAAAGAAGGGTGGATGCACCCCGCTTTATCCAAAATGTAAATTCTATAAACACATGGGAGTGTTGAAGTAATTTGAAAACCTGTACAAAATGTAATATATCTAAAACTTTAGATAATTTTACAAAATCTACATCTACTAAAGATAGATTAAGAAATTGGTGTAAAAATTGCTTCGAAGCTTATGATAAAGTTCGTAGAGCATCTTTAAGTAAAGAATATATAAAAGGTAGATCTTTAGTTAGATATTGGCCAGAATTAAAACCATTAGAGGCATATAATAAGTATGTAGAATTATTAAAATCTCAAAACGATGTATGTAAAATTTGCAGCAGACCAGGCTCTAATGATAGAAAGTTATGTGTAGATCATTGTCACACTTCTAATATCGTTAGGGGTATTTTATGTGATGAGTGTAATATTGGACTTGGAAAATTTGCAGATAATAAAGAATTATTAACTAAAGCAATAGAATATTTAAAGGAGAGTAATGAAAACTTATAGTAATAGCAGCGAAGCTTATTTAGGTGTGTTGGCAGATGTTTATGATAACCCTCAATTTATTTGCTCCCCTAGAGGGCAAAAGATTAGAGAGATTTTAAATTATATGTTTACTATTGAAAATCCGACTCAAGATGTTATAGTTACTCATGATGAAGCGAGAAATAAAGTTATTGAGGCTTATACTAAAAAAGAA